TCGTCCATTGCACGGGTAAGACGTTCTTCGTATTCTCCCTTAAGAAAAGCTACACGATTCTCTGTAATACCGGGACGTTTAAGGGACATAAAATAAGCTAGTCCTGCTGGAAGGCAGGGAAGAAACCTACGAGAAATATCTGCAATTTGAACAGCAGACTTATTAACATCCTGCAAGTAACGAACCTTTTCAAGCTTAACTGTATAGTTAGCAGAATCTGGAACAGGCCAAATGTACATTGTTGGGTTTGTCCTACCACGACGAATAGCATATTGTGTAGGACGGCCTGTCTGGCTCTTACGAGGAATCTTGAGATATTCTTCCATACTAATACGATCAAGTTGAATATCTGTAGAACTTAGATTTACTACAGCTTCAAGAACATCAAGGGTGCTAGAGGTTAGTTCATATGCTGTTACACTTACAGATACAGTAACAACAGTTGTATCGGTAGACCAAAGAAGCACACCACGATTTTGCCAATCTTGTAGCAGTAGATTAATTGAACGACGAGCAGACTTAGGATCATGCCCTAGTGTCTGTTCGCCACCAATCATTTCCATTGCTTCTTGAATAACTTCGTCAATATCCATTGAGAAGTTATATGTGCCTGACGTAGACATTACTTACCTTTCTTACGGCCAGCAGCAGCCATTGAAGCCATCTTCTTTGCACCATACTTCTTACGACCAATATAAGCAGCTAGTGCTTTAGGATCTTTAACACCTTTAGCTGCCAGTGCTTTTGTAGTCTGTTCAAAACGCTTACCTGAACCAAGCTTAGGTTTCTTTTTCATCGGTGCTTTCATGATTTGCTGTCCTATACTAGATCTGTTGATAGCCATTTTATTTTCTCTTTAAACCACGAACATATTTCTGTGATTTAGGTGGTGTCTTTTTAGAACCTGAAGGACCAGCCCAGAATACTTTATCAGCCCAATAGGCTGCACTTTGTGGTCCTTTAGCAATATTTTCACCATGACGAGCCTTAAAGGACTTACGGGCTTCAGGAGAGTAATTATGCCCCATCTTCTGATCACCGAAGCGAATAACTTTAACACCGCCAGAAGGTGCACGAACTGCGACTACAGCTTTCTTTGTAGGATGTGCAGGAGTACGTTTTGGCTTATTTAAACCTGAAAGTCCAAGCTTACGAAGTTTATTTTTTTCTGCGTCTGTTAAGGCCATTTACTTTACTTTCCTAAATTGTTTTACTTTCTTTGCAATTGTCTTTGGTTGTTTTACAAATTGTTTGCCCTGTTTTGTTCCCTCTCTTTTAGCTTTAGTGGTAGCAGCATATTCGGTAGGACTTAGTGATTTTATGGCAGCACTTGGTAAATATCTCTCCCCTGTTTCTTTGGATGGTTTGCCGGATTTGGTACGCCACTTTTGCTTTGTCCAAGCCTTTAAACTCCTCTGTGATTTAGCCAATGCCATTTTTACTTATAGCCTCCACCAGCTTTTTTATACTCCCGTGCAAGCATTTGTGCTTTACGGGCAGACCACTCTCCCGCATCACCGCCTTTTGAACTTGACTTAATGTTTTCAAATAGACGCTTGCGAAGTCCCGGCTTGGTGTAGTTTCCGGCTTCGTTGACGCGAGAAGAGGGAGATACAGGACCACCTCCCTTCTTAGCAGTAGGTTTACGCTTTGATGTACTTAATGCAATTGCAACCGCTTGCTTTGCAGGACGACCTTCCTTGCGGAGCATACGAATATTCTCACTAATTACTTTTTGGGATTTACCTTTTTTAAGAGGCATTATTTACCCTTCATTGCCTTACCAAAACCACGCATGGCCTTACCACAACCACGCATGCCAACTTTACCACCTGAAGACATTTTTTCTTTCATAGGTTTACCATAATTAATGTATGCACCAGTCATAGCCTTACCTGTGCCACGTTTAGTTGCTTTACCAACTTTACCACCCTTCATACGGTAAACCATCCCACCACTTTTCTTTTCTTTATCGTCTGATGGATAGTCATATTCTACAGTACCTTTACCTTTACCACCAGCAATTAAATCTGCTACATCTTGAAAGAAACCTTCAGGTTTTACAATACCCTTTTCTTCAGCTTCTGCACGGGTCATACCGGGCTTGCCTTCTTCAACTGGTGCTGGTTTACGTTGAGCTGGTGTAGTTTTAATTGGCTTACGTCCTTGACCTACACCCATTTCTTCTTCAAAATCTTTTCCTTCAGGCTTTTTAACCGTAGGTTTTTTATCTTCTTTAATTGAACTAGCAGCTTGAATTGCAGCAGCACCGACACCACCTTTTACTGCGGATGTACGTGCTTTCATACCAGCAGCTTTTTCTGCTGGAGATAAAAATGTACTAGCTTTTCCCTTTCCAACGGGTGCTTGAAAAGTAGTTACCTCACTATTTTTAACGTTTTTTGTTTGACCTAGTGCTTTTTTTAGAGCAGCACGGCCAGAAGCTTTTGAAGCAGCAGAACCACCAATATATGCACCACGAATAAGACTCATTGCTGGTCCTACACCAATTCCTAAAGAAATAAGCGATGCAGTATTAGCTTGCATTTCTTTTCCTTTTGGAGAATCAGAACGAATATTTTGTTCTTCCATTAATTTTTCTAGTCTATCTCCACGGACGGTATTACGCATACGCTGCTGTGATGTTAGTTTTTCTTCTGCCATTTTTATTCCCCTTGAGTTATCTGAAGCTTTTTTATACGCTAATGTATCTAAAGCTACGTTTCTCGCCTTTGATGTTTCTGCTAATTTTTCTGATGTTTGTTTAAATCTTTTTTGTGGACTAATGTACCCCGTTGTTTTTGTGGGCATTTCATTACTTCCAAATTTTTTCATTGCTTTACTTACATATTCCCGCGTTTCTTTTGGTAATCTTGAGATATCACCACCTACGTTATCTACAGCAGTTGGTCCTGCATTATAAGCAGCTAAAGCAAGTTCTATAGAACCATATTTTTTATACATGGCATTAAAATAATCTTTACCAAATCGTACATTTTCTTCTGGAGATTGATTACGAAGTGGTGTAACACCATAACCGGGTTTCGCACCAGTCTTAGGCATAATCTGCATTAAGCCCCTTGCACCTTTAGGACTTACAGCATCAGGATTATTGCTGCTTTCAATTTCTTGAATAATTTTATAAATTTTAGGATCAGTAGGCATTTATAGACGCTCCTACTTACCAGCATTCATTACAGAACCGCCACCCTTCATGGCAGAACCACACCCACGGCCTACCTTACCACCATGAGCCATTTTATTTTTATGAGCAGAGTCTTTCATAATTTTACCATCTGGCATTTTATGATAACCTTCTTTAACTTTACCACCATGCTTTAAACCAGCTTCAGGAGCTAAATAATCTCCAGTACGTGTCATAGATTTTTTCATACCTTTAACACGGGCTTTACCAGCACTAGAAAGAACTTTTTTAGAATTAATAATATCTTCCTGACTACTTTGAGGATCATTAATAATACCTAAAGCTTCTCTAATTGCAGCATCAGATGACAGTGTTGGAGAAATAGATTTATCAGCCATAATAATTTTAACCTTTAGTTAGAGTTAGGAACAAGTGGGTTATCTGCACCAGCAGGACTTGCAGGAGTTTGCATATCATCCCTACGATTTCTACGTGCCTGATTGCGCTGTAGTTCAAGAAGCTGCTGATAACGCTGTTCAAAGAAACCAGCCATCTGCATGTCTTTCTGGAACATCATAGCTTCAACCATAGAAGCATTGAAAAGTAGATCGTAGCAAAAATCTGAAAAATAATTTGTAGGAGCAACTGAACTTAGTGTTACAGGACGAGATACATAAACTACTTCTGCATTATGTGTAGAAGCTGGTGTAGGAGCAATTAAAACCGTTGTGTTATTCCTACGTGCATAATACTTTGGCTCACCAATAGAAGCTGAAACAGGCCAATAGTCATTAATAAATTCGTCTGTGCGTAAAAGCAAATTAATTTTAGTTCCATTACTTTCAAGATTAAAGTTCTTGACCATTCTTGTACCTGAAGGTAAAGTAACTTTATTGTTAGAAATGGATACTGCAACTGAAGTATAAGATACTAAACCATAGTCATCTAAGTCTTTTGTAAGACGTTCTTCGGCACGATTAACCATATTTGGTATGTAGCTTTCAAACTCCGTACCAGTGTTTTCACATGCAGAAATAATATCGTTGACTAGGTAAGTATAATTAGCCATAGAAAATAGCTACAGTTGCAGTTGAAGTTGGAGCAGAAACTAGAACTGGACCACGCATTACAATGCCACCTTCAGGAAGAATAATATCCTGTGCATCTACAGCAGTTGTAAGAACAAACTTAATGTTGGTTCCAGAAATGTTTCCGTATGGATCTGTTTGTGTTCCAGTAATAAGGAAGGTGCCTGTACCCGTAGCATGAAGGCCACGAACACGAGTATCTGCTACTGTAACGCTTGCTACAGTATCAAGAACTGCACCACTACCAGTTACGAAACCCTGTCGAATAGTTGTGGACATTTAGAGGTTCCCTCTTCTATAAATATCTTGGTATTTTAGTATTATACCATTAAACCGTCAATTACAAAAGACAATGGGAGGATAACGATAGATAAAGTTGCTACCGTTACCCTCCCAAGCCTACTGTACTACAACGCTATTAGGATGAACCGGAAGCGCCGTAGAAACCACGCCAATCGGACCAACCGAAGCTGTAACGCTCACGGGCCTTGAAGCGAAGGTTGCCAGTGTCAAAGTCTGGCTCCATCTTGGTCTGGAGTGGTGAACGGACGAACATCTTTGTACCGTTGGGGCAATCAGTCTTCAGGAACCAAGCGTTTGTATCAGTGAAACGGCGGTTAACGAAGAAGCCCTTTGGCAGTACGCCCTGATTACGAAGGGCGTTGATGTCGTTGACATTTGTAACACCAGTGGTGCTGTTAGTAGCAGTTGTGGTGCTTAGGGTGCTGTTGAGGATCTTATCAGCAGTGTAGATAAGGTCAGAAGGAACGTGGAGTGAAACGGCTTGTAGACCGATAAGAATACCACGATCATCCTTAGCTTTGCTAATGGTGATAAGAGCAGACTCTAGTGAAGATTCACTAAGGTCGGTAGCACCTAGAGTGTTTGACTGATTCCCTGCACCTACAGTTGGGTGGGTAGCAGAGAATAGTGCAACACCGTCACCACCAAGGTAAGAAGAACTGAAGCCGTTGTTGAAAACGTCAGCAGCCTTAACTTGCTTGGTGTTTGCCATTGCACGGGCAAGACCACGTGCACGAACCTTGGCAAAGGTGTCATAGAGGTTGTCTTCCATAGCTTCTTCAGTGACTGCGAAAGCAAGTGCTACGGTTTCGTTGGTGTAACGAGATACATAGCCTTCCTGTGCATTGTCATACTGAACTGCTGCGCCTTCTGACTTAACAGGAGCGGAGCCGAAGCCGGTGAATAGAACTTCTTCCTCAAATGCACGATCTGACTGTTCAGTCGCATATAGAGGAGCATGTTCGTTATCTACATCCTTGTACTCAATACCGAATACGGCATTAAGACCGGGAAGTAGTTCTTTGGCAATACTAGAACGATTAATAGCCATGATTTAAATCCTTCCCTTAACTTAGATAGCTGTAGATACGTAGGCATCCTGTGTCTGTACTAGACGAACTTCTAGAACAGGATACGCACGTTCTGCCCCTACATCAATATCGTTGCCGGGTACATCCCAAACACCGATTGGACGTACCATAGCAGAGCTGGTGGTACGAGTAGAAGCTTTTAGACCAAACCCTGACTTACCAGTGACGGTTGAACCGGCACCGAGGGTAACATCAAAGTTATATGAGTTAATATCACCGACAGTGCATGAAGCATCGGCCTGTACGATGAAGGTAGGTGAAGGACCATCGACTACTAGAGCCTTAATATCAGAGGCTGAAGTACCTGAAGGCCAATACTTTGACCATTTTGGTTCACCATTGGCTGTATAGTTACAGCCTACGAAAACACCAGCAGCAATATCTGTGGTGGTGGTAATGACGTTAATGTACCCGTCTACGTTCTTTACGATATCACCTGTAAAGATGTTGGCATTGTAGCCACTGGCAATACGATACTCACTGTTACCAGTTGAGTTAGAGCCAGAACCGCGAATACGAGAAGGGCGAAAACCGTCAAGTGCTTTTGAAGTGGACATATTACACTTTCCTTTCTATTTTCGCTAGGGTATATATCTTAAATACCCAGTTATACAAGATTAAGACAAAAGTTGAACCTAATAAAGCACAAGACAGCGGTAATTTCCCGTGTTAATCCTGAAATTTGGGAGATTTTCCCCGACTAACTTGTGTTCTACTGGCATTAGAAATTGGCATACCCGGTACATTGTCACGCATTAGCTGTGCATTTACCGCATCTACCATTTCCCTACTACGATTTTCGTAGAATTCTTGACGAGATTCAGCCAATTCTAGAGGCATTTTGGCAAGGGCTAAGTCACCACGACAGACTGCGCCTGAATATCGTCCCTCTCCCCGCACGATGGAAGAACCTAGCATCTCTGGAACTTCTTCCTGTGATACAAATGACCAGCCTTCAGCTTGACGTTTGCCCACATTCTGATAATCTTCCTGATTCTTAAGTGAAACACGAATCCAACGAAGGGCCAAGCCTTCATTATGAAACCTTTCGCGAACTGTTTCTGGAATGTCAAGCCAATTTGGCTCTTCAAACTGTACCTTACGACCAGAGTTTTCCCTAGATGATGCTGTACGTGCATTTAAACGTGTGTTTGTCATAATTTTATATCCTCTCTTTATCCACGCTAATGGTTATCTTATGATACCGTTGTGTAGTCGCCATCTGATTGCTCAACTTTAAGCTTTTCAGCGGCATATTGTTCAAGTGAAATTCCCCATTTCTGAGCAAGTCTAATGTCCTCTTGGGTCAATTTGACTTTTTTACTGCCAGAAGATGAAGTCTTAGGTGTGCGTGACGCACCTGATACCACTTGAGCAGAATTTGTCGGACTATCCTGCAACCGGGGTGTGGCTTGTTCTTCTTGCTTTACAGCCTGTTGAACTTGCCGAAACTTACTTGGAAACTGATTGCGAAGGCGGCTATCAATTTCCTCATAGTATTCTTCGTCATCAGGACTAAAACCTTCTTCCTTTAACTCTGCATCAATTGCAAGAGCGGCAGAAGTCATGACCTGATCTTTACCAAACCACTCATTACGTGAAGCCCAATCAAGTGCCTTTGGATCATACTGCGGTACGTTCTTCTGGGCCTGAACTGCTTCTACATTACGTTGGGCAGTCTGCTGTACTTCCTGATTATATCGTTCCCAAGCTGCCTTACGTTCACGAAGAGCCACTTGTTCGGCATAACTCTTACTAATTTCTTCTTGAGCAGCCAGCATACGATCTGAATCGCCTTGCTCTGCTGCTGCCTTAAAAGCCTGTTTCGCACTTTCAATTCGACCCTGAATCTGAGATTCATTTGAGTCAATTGAATATCTTACCGTTTCAGAAAGTTCTTTATTTTTTGAACTAACTGAACTATGTAGTCCTTGCACTTCTTCACGAAGCTTACGAATTTCTTCGTCACGTTCTTTACGCTGGCGAATAAGCTGGCGAATACGTTTTTGTGCACCATTTGTTTCAATTCCTTTAAGTTCTTCCGGCTGATCTTCCTGCCTTGTTTCTTGTTCTTGCTGGACAGGTTCAGCTTCTTCAAACTTCTTTCCCTCATCAGGTTCTTCTGCTGATTTGACGGCTTTTTTTTCTGGTTTGGAGGTTGCTGCTTTTTCAGCCTCCTCCTGACCCTCAATTTCAAACTCTACTTTTTCAGGTGTAGCACCTTCATTTACTTCAATTGTTGACCAATCGTCATTATCTTCTTTAGCCATTTTGTCCTTTCCTTCCGTTGTAAGCGAGTACAACGATAACGCTTAAGATATATAATAATATACACTATTATCGTTAAATATACAAATTTACTTAACTAGACAGATTATATGTTGTATCTAAGTCTTTGGGATTACCTACAGTCATAATAATCTGATCGTCATATAGCAGAAGAAGTTTAATACCCTTATAAACAAACTTCTGTCCTGTAAGCTTACCGTAACACACATAATCTCCTTCTTTACACCATGCACCTTCAGGAAATTTATCTTTGTCTTTATAAGCTAGATTACCAAGCTTTAGAACCTGACCTACCGTGGTAAGATACGAAATGTCATCCTTTACCTTGTCAGGTAGATAAATACCGCCCTTGGTTTTTTCACGAAGAGACACTGGACGAACAATTACATGAAATCCCGGTAGACCCGGTAGATCTTTCTTATTAAGCTTTACTTCGGCTGGACTAATCCAATCCGCATTATCAATAGAGGCTTGCATAGATGGAAGTTGCATTTTTATTATTATTCCTCCTCTTCCACATATTTTTTCATAAAATCGTGAAATATTTCTTTTGACTTGTTTAAACCGTCAATTCTACCTACTACTTCACGATAACTATAATACTCTGAACAGTGACCATTCGCAAGGTAATTTTTTAATTCTTCTACTTCTTTATCAATTTTATTATTAATTTCCTGCCATATCGTCATACTTGTTTTGTTCCTTTACCATTTCTCCAATCAGATCAGCAGCTTTTAAAGCCTTAGCATTATCATTGATCTGTTCAGTTTTTAGCAGATCCATAATTGCATCTAGTGCTGCAATTGCCTTCTTGTTGTTTCTATCTTTTTCTTTTTCTTTTGAAGTGCTTGAAGTCCTGATACCTTCCTTAATCATATCAACCTTGAGAGAAGCTTCCTTCAGATCAAGTTCACGATTCTTCATAGCTGCATCAACTGATTCTTTGGCAATCTGTGCCTGAACCTTTTGCTGCTCAACTTGTAGACGCTGACCTTCAAGAGCAACCATCTGTGCTTCTGGTGTCTGCATCTGCTGCATTTGAGCCATTGCTGCATTAGCTTGTGTAACTTGCTGTGCAGCTTGAGCCATAACCATTTCAACAACCTTTGGATCATTTGGATCAATGCCAGCTTGAGCAGCCTGTGCACCGTATTGCTGGATCATTTGTTGTGCTACGCCGTTAACCTGTTCCTGATACTTCATTAGCATATGTTCTTGCATGTTTGCCTGAAGAATAGGAGCAATACGTTGCATAAGAGGATTACCACCATTCATAGGATCTTGTAGATAAGCCATCTTTGCCTGAATGTGGGCATCATGGTTCTGACCTACGAAAGCTTTAATTGGTAAACCTTTAACTGCCGCTGCAATATCAGAAATGGGATCTAGAGGAACAGGATCAGGTTTACGAGGCATGATCTTGTCTAGATTGGGAATGTTGGCGGCTGTAAGAATTGTACGATTCAATTCCTCGATATTAAACATACCGGGAGGAGAACCTTGAGCAAGTTGCAGAGCCATTTGTGCCATCATCATACGATGGGCAGAAGACGGAATATTAGGATCTGAAACTGGAATTACATCAATACGACCATCAAAGTCGGACTTGTAAATCTTTAGTGTGCTATTTGGAATATCACACATTGATTCTTCTGGAAGATATTCGTAGTTAATACGAGCCAGAAGTTTAAGTTCGTCTTTCTGTGACTTGTGAAGGCGTTTATGAATTGCAGAGAAAAACTTACTGGAAGCTTCTAGCAATGCCATTGTAGTGCCTACAGGACCATAACTTGCCGCGTCTGCAACTACCTGTTCTGTACTGTCTGCAAACTTTTGTGCAGTTTGAGTTACAAAACCAAGCATCTGGAATAGTACTTGGGATGGTTCTTTATAAGGCAGCGGGATGATCATGCGGGACAGATCATTACCAACTGCCTCCACTTCCTTCCACTCACCGGGAGCAATAGGATCGTTGTCGCCTACAATCCGTGTGCCTTTAGCTTTAAAGCCACCGGGTAGGTTCGCAAACTGTCCTGCATCAACCAGACTACGCATTGCTGCTGTAGCCGTCATTGTGAGATTGCCAAGGAAGTGAATTAGGCCAAGACCATAAAAACCAAAGCCGGGTACAAAACGATAATGTGTAAAGAAGATTTTCTTTTCTCTACGCTTATCAGTCTTGTCATAGTTTCTGCGAATAGACAGAACCTTACGACTTTCCTGTTCAACTGTTACAATGTACGGTAGGGACAGACCGTCACTCTCTGCAAACTGTTCTGGCAGATCTAGATAGCAATGCTGCTCTAGTAGAACATACTGTGGGTCATTTTGAGAAGAAGGGGAAAGACCCAGAATCGTATCCATTTTTTGTGCCATAGGGGTTTGAGTTGGCACGGTAGCTTCGGGTAGCTCAATGTCAGCGTACATACCAGAAAGGATGTCACGCTGCATTTCTACCGGACTACGATAAATTACATGAGTGTAACGGTCTGCCCTACGCAGATCGGTTGCATAGTAGTTAACATAAAACTGATCAATAGGAACAAATTCACTTACAGGGCGATTTAGTCCTGCATCAAAGTAAGTTTTCTTAAATGCTGAACCAATCAGTGGTAGATGGAACAGCATACGTTCAAACTCGTCAAAGTATTCAGGCATAAGATCAGTTAGCTGATAATTCATAAACTGCTTAATTCGGTTTGCCTGATTTTGTTTTTCTTCAGTTACGTCACCAATAACCTGTGACTTTACTGGACCTGAAGGTGGGAATAGTTCCTGAATAGCTTTAGACTGAAACTTAACTGCCGATTCAATCATAATTGGATGAACAGCAGTACAAGCCCCTTCAAATGGTTCAGAAGCTTCCTGTAGCTTTAGACCTAGCAGATCAAAGCCACGTTCAAACATTGACTCCCATTCTGAACGGGAATCTTTGTCTGTTGTAAAGTTATCATAAACTTGTGTAGCAATATCGTCCAGAAGATCCTCGTCCATATCGTCAACTAGGTTGCGATAAAACTCCTCTTCTGTTTCTTCAATCTGTTCTTTTGCCCTGTCATCCTCTGGTGGCTTAAATTCTACAACTACACCACCATCTTCTGGATCATATTCCATTGACGCGGTGCTGCCATCTTCCATAGGAGTTTCCTGCTGAATCTCAATAGAAAGTTCAGCCATTGGAATTGGATCAAAAGGATTACGTTCTGTCGCCATTATTTATATTGCCTTTGGTTTATAATTACTATATGGATTACGTTCTACTACGGAACCACCCTTTTTCTTTTTAGTTATAGAAGATTTAATAGTTCTTTCTGGATTGTATACAATTGCTTCTGTAATTTTACCATCAAATTTTAGAATTATACCATCATACCCCGCATCTAAGGCCCGTTTTTTTAATTCTGTGGTAAAGCCACCTTTATTTTCTAGTGCTTTTTCAGCTATTTTTTCAGCTTTTTTGGCTGGTACGCCCAATTGAATTAAAGCTTCTCTTTCTACATAATAACCAGTATCTTTATTTAATTCAATAATTAGAGGATTTTTAAAGTCTACATCTAATGGTGTTACAAAGCCACCACTTGTTCTAGTTCCTTCCCAACCCTCCGCTGCATAGCGAGAAGCCGATTCAGGATCTGGTGTAACATAAATACCGCCCCCACCTAAAACACCCCCTCGTGTATTTTCCCATTTAGGTGGATTTACGGTTTCTCCTACATTATTTGTTCCACGATACCACTTAGTTGGAATTTTTTCACTTATATCTTGTTTGTTGGAATACTGGAGAATACCCTCGACAGCTTTCTTACCACCCTTTATGGCAGTTTTAGTTCCACCATAAGCAGCAGCACCACCAGCCGGTGAACCTAAAGCCGTACCAATAGCACCCATAAGTAAAGGTAAGCCGCCTTCAGCGGTTTTTAATAAACCTTCACCA